GTCACGGCAACGCGCACGTACTTCTGAGCTTCGGTAGCGCAGGCCGTGAAGAACGTGGCAAGCTGGGCAGCATGGCCCGTAGAGCCGGTGTAATCGGACACCACGGCGAGGTAGTTGATGGCCTTAACGGCCTCCCCGCGCAGGCTCTTGCCGGAAGGGATGATGCCGGGGGTAACGAGGTCTTCGATTCGCATGAGAATTATCTCCGATATTTGGTGAACATTGAATTACCACGGCGCGCTGGCGCATCGTAGCGGGTCTTGCCCAGTGGGTCTTTAATCATTTCAGCGTGCGCACGGACGCGCTCTTGCTGGAGTTGATGCTCTTGGTCGATGGCTAGGCGTGCCTGCCAGTACCGAACGGCCCCTTCGATGGAGTCCAAGCGGTCGTCGTGGACGAGGGAGCCTCGCTCCGGGGTGATCTTCGACATCTGGTGGAAGGCCGAATAGACCTGCCTGTCCTTGGGAGCATATCGCCCGCAGTCCAGATTGTCTTGGTTCACCGCGTTCTCCGTCACAATCAGCGCCCCACGGCCCATGACAGGCTCAAGGGTTCCGATGATTCGCTTCTCCTTCTGGCCGGTAACGAGGTCGTCTTCCACTACGGCCTTATGATGCACGTGTAGGACAGGCACAAAGACTTCGCGGAAGGCACCGAAGCCCATGTTCTTCTCGATCACAACGACACCCGGCGTGTGGCGGGCGAGTCGTTTGGCGAGAGTTTCCATCTGCTCCTTACCGTATCCGCCCGGGATGCCGCCTACCTCAAGGAGGTACACGTTACCGTTCAGGAAGGCTGTGACAGCGTAGCCTGTCTCGTCACCGTTCACACCCCCGCCAGCGGGGTCAACGTAGGCCATGACGGCGCTCCAAGTTGCGGTTTCCACAGACATGCTGTGGGGTGGCCGGAGCTTGAAGCCGAAGCCGTGGACGTTGAAGTCACGCAGGGAGCGTTCGTCCATACCACGGGTAATCGTCAATGGGCCACGGTCTGTGGCGTCGATGATGGTGAGAGCGGAAGGCTTGAGCGGGAAGCGCAGAGCGTCGGCCAGCTTGGTGTTCAGCATATGCTGCAACTGGAACCACGACAGGCCCTGATCAAGCTCCTTCTTCTGGAGGTTAAGCTCGTCCAGCCAGCCGGTGCCTTCTTCCTCGATAGGCTTGCCTTGGTCACCACCCATGCCACCGCCCATCCCGAGGGAAGGGTCAGCAGCCAGCCGGCGGGCAAGGACAGGGGCTAGCTCGCCCCCGTAGTTGGACATTTGCTCGGGTGTTGGGTAACGGCCCGGCCACACACGTACCACCACACCACGGCCCGGAAGGCTCGCGTAGATGGACTCCTGTGACTGAGGCGTTCCCAACCAGATGATGCGACCCGTTGAGCAGATCGAGGTGAAGTCAAGCGTAAGCTCCATGAGTTGCGCACGCATGGTGGCAGTCTGGGAGTTCTTCTTGGATTCAACGTCATCGGCCAGAATCAGGTCGGCACGGTTACCCTGCAAGTTGGCGGTGATGCCAAGGCACTTAACGGATGGGGACTTGTCCACACCCTTGAGGTTGTAGTGAACGTCGAAGTGCTCCACGGAGGAGCGGTCACCGTTGTTCGTGTCCGGGCGCATACACTCCAGCTCATCCATGTTCATGATGATTCGGATGATGAGGATGGCAATGTCAGATGCTTGCCCACCGCCAGCGGACACGATGAAGACCCGGAACTTCGGGTCATGGATTAGGCACCACACCGCGTATGCTGCGGCAATGGTGGTCTTGGCTTGGCCCCGTTGGGCCTTGACCATGAGGTAGTGTGGCCCGTAGGCGATGAACTGCGCGATGTCCCGCTGAATCTCGGAGCACCGGAACCCCAGCAGTTCCATCACCGCTTCAAGGAATGGCAGGAACTCGGAGTAGTGCTTCTGGACGGCTTGGAGCTTGCGCAGGCGCAGGAGTGCTGCGGCAGCGGATTCCTGTGCCATCAGTGCGTGTGCATGTCTAGGTGGTCAGCCAAGGTAGGGCGCTGCTTGCGCTTCTCCTCCATCTTCTTCTTGAGCATGGCAAGGGCGTCGTTCTCCTCAACGTCAGCGGTGATGCTGTTCGCCTTGAGGAAGGCCACTACCACTGAATACTCAGCGGCAGTGGGCTTACGGGTTAGTGTAGTCACGTTGCCTTCCCCGTCAACCTTCTCCACGGGGATGCCGTTGGTGAGGATGTCGAGGAACTGCTCCGCGAGGGCCTTGTGGATAAGGCCGAGTGTGTCGTTGTCAGCGGCCACGGTGTTCCTTCCAGATACGCCACAGCTTGTAGGCAAGCAGCAGCGCGATGTATGAGAAGTTCAGGATGATGACCCACTGGGCCAGGGGGATACCGCCGAGCAGCATCAGGTTGATGCCCACCGGGGGTGTTGCTTGCACCAAGTCGGTGAGCGTGTCGTTCATGATTTAGCCTTTGTGGATACCAGATGGGTCGATGGGGTCTAGGAGGTTAACGCGAAGCCAGAGGGCCATGCGCTGTCGCCACGAGGACTCAGCGTTGCTGATACGCCATAGGCGACCAGATACGGTAAGCTCTCGCGGTAACTCAAGAAAGAGGATGGTGCAGATCAGCACGTTGACAGCGAGGTCAACGACCAGGCCCACCCAAAGAGCCGGATAACCCAAGACCCGGATGGGCCAAGGGAGTGTGCCCGGGTAGCGGGCGCGGGCGGAGACGAGGGACATCACTATGCAGTACAAGTACCACAGAAGAAACGGCAGGAAGACTAAGATCATTTCAAGACCTCGCTGAAAGCCCTGATAACGCTAGTGGGTGCGGCAGACACGATGACAGAGTAAGCCTGCTTAACTTTGCTGCGCATGTCCTCATACGTCGCGCAATCGCTCAGGTCGATCTTGGTGAGATCGCGCAGCCCCTGCTTTGCTTCCTCGATACCAACCGCTACAGAGGTGTCATAAGTTGCCAGTGCAGAGGCTTGCAGCCCGTCCAGCACACCGATGATCTTTTGGCGCTCAAGGCGAATGGCATTCACAGCAGATTCAAGTAGCTGATTGCGCTTGTCGGCAGCGGTAATGAGTTTTGAAAGATCAATCATTGGGGCAACTCCAGTACGCCATCTGGCGGGTTAACGATTGGCGCAGGGAATGCCACCTCTTGCGATGGGTTAGGGCCGTGCGGGAGAACCAGCGAGATTTGCAGAACGCCGTTAATGCGTTCGACCGACCCGGTGATGTATTCGCAATCCACTGCCGAAGCGGGTAGGGTTGCGCCTTCTGGGATTACCGAAAAGTCAAAAGCCGTGCCGTTGATCGTGAGGGTCTCGCCTGCTTTTGAGACGATGAGATTATCGTCACGGCGTTGGGGGACGAGGGTGATTTTCATGTTTGACCCTTAAAACCAGCGGCCTACTGCTGTTGGCGATACCGTGGTACCAGTGACATCATCAGCTACAAACTGACCGACTGAAAGCAATGCGCACGAGGCTTGTGCTGTATCGGCGCTATAGGCATTAATCACTAAATTTTTGTTTGTCAAAATCGTGGGGCTCATAGCCTGCATTGAAACGCACGGGGCATTACTAAAAGCAGCCGGGTAAGTCCAAAAATAGCGCAGGTTTGATGGATTTTCAAACACTACTTGGCTGCCCACTCGTGTGCAAATCTGCGTCCCATCCGCAAACCGCACATACTCACCATTTGCATTAGCACCCCGTTCAACCACAGCCCCCGTGGGTACTCCTGCGGATTGGCTTACTGTGCCGAGCAAAGTACCACGGCGAAATGCGCCAATGGCATCAGCAGCGGCATTTGCAGTGGTCGCACCGGTGCCGCCATTTGCAATAGCAATTACGGCAGTTGTTGCAACTTTCTCGGAATCCAGCTCGTTGAGAGCAGCTTGGACAGTCGTAGAGGATAGGGAGCCTGACGGGGTGTTAGGGATGGACGCAGCATTCACGCTTACTACCGGGTCAAAGTAGGCTGGGTCAGTCGGCAGGTTGCCTGTAGAGGAAGCCTTGCAGACGTACAGGTTACCCGAGTAGAGCGTAAAATCGAGTGGGCGGTAGGTTACCCCGCCCGTGTATGTGCCCTTGTACAAGGGTTTGATCTTGCCTAAGTTGATAGTTGTCATTTTAGTAGTCCATGGATAAGTTGCCGTCCGCATCAATGTACACCGAGGTGACAGGAGGAACGTAAGTCATAATGAGGTCGCCCTCGGGGTCAACGTAGCTAGTGCCGATGCCTACACCTAGCAGGGCGGTCGCTTGAGCGAACGCGACGGCGGCCCCGTCTGCCGCCGTCACAGCGGTCGTGACGTAAGATGACACCACCAACGCAGCGTCGTCCACCGCTGTGGCGCTAGCCTGCGCGTCCGCCGATGCGCCTACCGCTGAGGCTGCACTCGCCGCCGCCCTCGAAGCGGCCTCGTTCGAGGCCGTAGCACCAGCTACGGCTTGGTCGCGGGATAGGCCAGCAGCGGCGGCTGCTACCTCCGCTGCTGTCTTTGCCTGCAATGAAAGGACAGCGGTTTGCGTGACTCGCTTAATCCCCCCTGCTAGCCCCTCCGGGGACACGGCATCGGCACCTTCGACGGCGATGAACGCGCCTTGGCGGGTAGCGGTGTCGAGGTTGGACTCGGTGAAGCGTGAACCGTTAACGAAGTCCACGATGGGCGCCTTCGGGGTGTCCCGGTAGATCACGAGGGTAGAGCCGACAGGGACGGGGGCGAGGCCGCCGATCGTGTACGGACCGAGGAAGTTGCCGGGGCTAATGGTTACAGGGGTCTGATCAAGATCAGCACCCTCTACATACGCCTTAACGTGGGTGCGGTCAAGGTAACCACCGGTGAACGAAATCTCGTACTGGGTAGTCATACCGTCCCCGAGGAAGCGGTTGGTTGCGTAGAGCATTGCTCTCCTTTGGATTAGATAGAAGTTCTATGTCATAATATGGACAGGATAGCCCACCCCTTGCGGGGCGGGTATCTTGCGGTTACTCTGGGCGGAGGGTGTTCATGATTGGGGTCAACCAAGGCACGTTGCTCAGAGGTAAGGTTTGCGCGATGGCGAAGGGGTTACCTTTACCGATAGCGCCGGGGATGCCAAGTAGCTCATCCCCGTAGCCCAGCAGCGGGACAATGCCCGAGAGGGAGGGTGCCCGGCCAGTCCGGGTCGTACCCGTGAAGGAGGCAGCAGCTTCGGGAGCCACCGCCTGAGCCGTGCCAGAGAGCACGTCCATAAGGTCACCAGCCATACCGGCCATGCTAACGTAGTTCAGAGCAGCGCGGGCCAGCGCGTAAGGCGTAGTCATCTTGTCGATGTACTCGTCCCGGTCAGGACGGCCTGCGGCGTTGAGGGCTACCCGTGCGTACACCAGAGGCAGGATTGCC